AAAGAGACTAATGAGTTCTTGGGTGCTTCTGGCGCCTGCTCCCGCAGATTCCTTCCACCTCTTGATTGCCTCATTGACGCCATTAACGGATGGTGACAATTTATCTGCTGCGGTGGCTAAATCTTCGGTGTTGTGCGTAAGGTCGTAGATCAGCCCGCCGAGTCCGCCATTGCCACCGCCAAGGCTTTGCACGGCTTTGTTGATGCCTTCATTAAGAAGGGTGCCGACACCGTAACCAGCCGCACCAGAAGCTGCAACAAGACCTCCGGTCAATGTTGCGCCGGCAAGCGAAACACCGGCCAGTGACGCCGCCCCGGTGATATTAGATAGTGCGGTAGCCAGCGATGTTGAGCCGGTTACGAATTTGGCAATCTGCAAACCGGCGAAAGATTCAAGCCCCACACCGATTGCTTTGAGACCATCTCCTAAGCCCGTAAGAATCGGCAGCAATGCTTTAACTGCATCTGCCATGCCGAGTATTTTCCCGGCTGTCACAGATGCGCCAGTAGACATTTCCGCAAATGCTTTAACCGCCGGCAGGATTACGTTGGTAATCACATCACCCCATGATGCTGCGATTCCGCCCCCCTGCGCCAACAGGTTTCCGGCTGCATCAGCGGCGAGTTGGATAGCCTTCGCCAGTCCTTCAGGTGTGCCAAGATCAAGGCCTTTAAACATGCTACCAAGTCCGCCTGCCAGCGCTTCAATGCCGGCGGTGAACTTGCTCCAATTGACCTTATCCAGCGCAGCGGGCAGGTTCTGCGCAATCTTGTTGATGAATGCAGTTAAATCATCTTCAACTTTTCCGAGTACGTCAAAGACCGGAGCGAACGCGCCCTTATCGACGCTGACTTTCAGGTTTTTGAACACATCACCGAAGGCGCCAGCAAGACCGGCGAACTCATCCTGCAGCGGGCCGCCAATGCTGACCAGCAGCAAGTCGACGCCGTTTTTCATCTGCTGCACGACGATGGCAAAGTTGTCTTTCATCGTCTCGAACGCGGCAGCGGTGGCGCCGGTCGAGTGCGCCATACCATCCAGGCTGCCGGCGAACTTTCCGGCCTTGTCGCCGCCCAGGGTCAGCGCGACATTGAGTCCTTCGATGCTGCCGAAAAACTCGGTCATCTTGCCGGTGTTGCCGTTGGTGGCTTGGTAGACATCCGCCAAAACACCGGCGAAGCCTTTCGACTTTAGCGCACCAGCATCAAAACCGACGCCCAGCTCAACGGCAGCTTTTGCCGCATCGCCGCTTGGGTTGATGATGTTGCCGATGGCTGCCTTTAGCCCGGTGATCGCTTGTGCGCCCGGTATTCCGTAGGAGGTCAGCGCGGCAATGGCGGCGGATAAATCGGCAAACGGAATGCCGGCCGATGATGCGATTCCAGTAACCTGGCCGAGACCGGTGGCCAGTTCAGGCAGCGTGATCTGTCCGGCCTTCACGGTCTGGAACAGCACATCGGAATATTTCGCAGCGTCCTGCGTGCTGGCACCGTAGGCGTTGAGCGTGCCGACCAGCGCCAACGTGGTTTCTTTCAGCCCGGCCTTGCCGGCGATGGCCAGTTTTTCCGCGTCGGCCATAAAGGCCAGGCTATCGCTGTATTTCACACCGGCAGAAATGGCAGCGTAAACGGCCCCGTTGATGTCTCCCAGCGATTGCGTCGAGCCGGCCGCGTAGGTCTGCACTTGCTGCGAGAAGGCGTCGATCTGGTCCTTACTGCCGCCGAACAGGGTGCCGATCTCGTTGATCTGGTCGCCAAACTCACCGGCCTTGATCAGCGCCGCGCCACCCAGGGCAAGACCGAGTCCGACGATAGCTGCATCTGCAAGCTTTACTTTATCGGCCAGCGCATCGAGCGGTGCCAGCACGTTGCCGGCCTTGTTGGCAAATCCTTCGATGTTGCCGCCGATATTGCTGATGACGCCGCCGGTGTTGTCGGTGGCGTTGAAGATAATTTGAACGGTACGCGCGAGGTCGGCCATTTGTTTTCTCAGGTATTCAGGCGGCGCAACATCTCATCGACTGCGCGCTGGGTTTCAACAAGCAGATCCGTCGCGGCTTTGTCGAGCACGGCTTGATTCAGCTTGGCGGTGTTGAACATTTGCGGCAGGCCAATGACTTGCACTGGCTCAATCGGCGTGCGTTTTTTTCCGGTACGACGAAAAACGGTGCGGCCTTTGTTGCCAATAAAAACTTTTGATTTATCGCCATCTGCCGGAATGTTCTTTTTCCCGCCGATTTTCTTGAATTTGAAATACAGCTCGTTCAGCGTATCTGATTTTTTGCGCCGTTTAATATCCGCATTGGTGACTGATTTTTCCCAGAAGTGAATAACATTCATCGCCCTGCCTTGTTTGCTGCCAGCAAGCGAGGTCGGGAATAACGAACCGGAAACTACATTGGCTTTTGCGCTGGCTTTGCTGATCTTCAATCCACCCGAAACTTCGGCGGCTTTCAGGTTGTAGACGGCGGTGATCTGCCGCTTCATTTCCGTGCGCGCTTTGTCGATCGTCTTGTTGATGGCCATGGCGTTGGCTTTGTCGCGCAGTTCCTCCGGCAAACGCGAGAGCATTAGCCGTACCTCCCTCGCATCAAAAGTCACCGTTGCCATCGATCAATCAGCCCGTAAGCTGCTCCTTTGATTCGTAGTACATCGACCAGAGCGTAATTTCCTCATCCGTTAGCCAACCCTGCGGAAACAGGTCGGGCCTGTGCTGGTAGAGAAACCCTCCCCGCATCTCACATAATTGCAAACACGCAATCAAGTTGCGGTCGGTTGCAAGGAGGGTTGCGGCTTTACCCGGCTGCTACCCTGTCCGGTCAGGTTGGTGATGCGGTTGGTGAGGTCGTAAAACTCCACCGGGAACACTTCGGCCAACTTTGCAACGGTGGCGTGATCGAGTTTCGGCGTGACTGATCCTGCCACCAGCATTTCCATGCGCTTGGCGATCTCGCCCGGTGTATCGGCCGAGAGTCCAAGCGCCTGGCGGATGCTGGCGATCTGATCCTTCTGGCTGGCGATGGCCTTTACCACGGCATCAACCGCCTTGCCGCGCGTGCCAGCTTCAATTGCCTTGTGCAGCTCGCTGGCCGACAAACCGCGCACGGTGAAGGCCGGCGTCTCGTCCGGGCCGAAGAACTCGGCCAGGGCGGGAATCTCGACAATCTCCGTGCGCGCCTCGTACTGCGCGCGCCCGAAAAGATCAGCGTTGAAGGTCATACTTCGATCGCTTCAGAGGTGGCCGAGATCGTGCAAGCGGCTTGAATCGAGTCACCCGCCGGGAAAGTACGGCTGATACCCAGCTTGCCTTGCGTGAGCATGTACGGGGTCTTGTAGCGGTCCGGGTAAAAGAGGAACCAAAGCAGCTCATTTTTCTGGCCGACCAGCGCGTCACTTACGCCATCATCCAGGTAGGCGGTAAAGCCGCCCTGGCCGAGTGTCTGCGAAGTGCTGCCCAGGGTAGTTCCGTAAATCTGCGTGCTCGAAACGCTGTGCGTGGTTTCCGGCGGCTTGAAGTCTGACGCCAGACTAATTTCTGAGAAGATCGGCGCGGCATAGCTGGCATAGACCTTCTTGCATACTGGGCCAGTGTGGATGGCGGGCAGTGCGCTGAGGAATTCGACCGAACCGGCAGTGTAATCGATGTTGAACAGCGGATAGTTGGCCATTTCCACATGCGTACCCACCACAGCATAAATCTGCGCGGCGGTAATCACTGCAGCGGTGTTGCTAGTGACACGCACTTGAGCGATTTCAATCGAGCCCACCGGGATCAGCGGTGGGCCACCCGCGGCGGCGCGCGTTTCCGAGAATGCTGTGGTGCTGCCATCGGTTCCAGCCACTACAGCGATTGCGCCAGTGCTGTCTACCGTGATCGAACATACCTTAGCGACTGCGGTGGCCGGGCGGGTGATGGCAACATCGGTATCGGCTACCACGGTGGTTACGATGCCAGCCAGGTTACAAGTGAGCGCGGCCACATCGACGTTATTGTTGCCAGCGGCAACGGCGGGGATTACAGCGCCGCCGGTCAGTAATCCGTTGGGGCGAACAACCGGTGTGTAACCCGATTTACCAGACCAAAGCGTTGCCGCGCTGGTGAAAGTAGTGGAGTCGCCCGAGTTGGTCAGGGCGGACATGGCGGTCGCATTTTGACCAGCCTCGTATTCAAGTTTTGCATTTTCTGCGGTTGCCATATTTACCTCTCAGGTTAAAAGTTCGGCGGTGGTGGTGTAGCGGGCCAAATAGGTTGTAGTTAGCGATCCGATAGGGACATCCAAATCAGCGCGCTCGCGGCTGGTAGCACCTTCTTCGATTGTTTCGCACAGTCCGGACAGGGTTTTGTCGGCCATGATTAGTGCGTGCGCAGCAATGCGGATCGGATCGAGCGCTGCGTAGGGGTCGGCCGCATCTTCGATTATCCGCACGGTGATGGACTGGCCGCGATGGACCTTTCCATATTTGCGCTCTGGGGTTTCCTCGTCGCCCATGTCCACCACGATGGCCGGACGCAGTGCAGACAGCAGCGCTGGTTTAAGGTCGGAGAAAACACGGTCTGAAGTCACGCCAGCAACTGAAGCAGCGCGCAGTTTCACCAGTATGGAATCGCGGATTTGAAGTGCACGGGTACTCATGCGCGGATCAATCCGATGGTGGTTACTCCGGTGCCATCAGGCTCGATGCTCTGAACCTTCCAGTTGGTGCCGGAAATGATGATCGTGTTGCCATAGGCCAGCGTGGCAACGTCAGAAGATTGCGCCGTTAAACTTGGATCGCTGCCTTGCGCATTCAGCGCGGACGCCGCGCCGTTGTCGAAAATCCCGCGAACCACTGCCGAGCTTGGGAGCGTGACAGCAACCGCGAAATCCGCAAAAAAGCAATCCAGCGATTCAAGCATCTGGCTCACTCGCTTTGCGCTTGCGCTTGACGTACTGCGGCTGATCTCTGGCTGCGACCGCTTCCGGCAGGGCGATAGCCCAGCGGTTGCGTATTGCCAGATCGGCCGAAGCAGGCGACACATCGACCGGTATCGCCGGTTCGATGTGCAGCCCATCCAGGCGCATCTTGCGGTTAGGCAGGATACGCATCAGGCTCAGGCGGTGAGGGCGTCGAGCATGGCGCTGAACGACTCGGCATGGCGCACGGCGATGTCCACATCCTGCAAGGCGACAACGCGGACGGTGCCGGAAGTGCTGCCCGTATACGGGTCAACCATCAGGTCCAGGGTGCCCCAGTTGCCAATGATCAGGTCGTTCCAGTTGCCATGCACGATGGCGGAGCAAACACCGGATGAGGTGCCCTTGGTCAGTGCGCTGGATACCTGATTTGACACACCGGCACGGATGCCGCCGATGTTGGTCATGTTGCTGGCATCCGGGAACTGTTCGCAGATGTAACCGGAGACACCGGAGGCTTTCAATGTGCCCATCAGCTTGCCGATGACCTTGGCGTTGGTCAGGATGCCGGTCCTGCCAACTGCGGCATTAGCGACTGCGATATCAGACCACAGTTCGATGATATGCGCCCAGGTGGGAGCCAGACCGTTATCGCCGCCCACAACCGAACCGATGCCGGAGGTGGCCACGATGCCGGTCGGTTGGTTGCTGGAACCCGACCCGTGGATAGCGGCCAGATCAATCGCCAGCGCCAGTACGGTAGCCAGGTCGGTTTT